GAATACTGGTGGCACATGCCCATAAAATCAAAAGCTCAACAAGGCGCTATGTACGCTGCAGCTGCTGGCAAATCAACCCTTGGCATCCCCAAAAAGGTTGCCAAGGAGTTTATCAAAGCTGGTCCAGCTTCAAACAAACTACCAAACAAAGTAACTAAGCGAGCCGCGGGCCGCGGAAGGTAACATGGCTTACTCAAACACGACTGGCCAAACAACAATTAGTGTTGACCAGTTAATTTCCTATGCGTTCCGTGATGCTGGTAAAACAGCAGAAGAAATCACGCCTGAGTATATTGGCGCTGCTAAGCAAGCGTTGTTTTACAACCTGCAAAACCTATCCAATCTCGGGGTAAACCTTTGGCTCTTAGAGAACCAGCTATACGGCGCTCTAACAGCACAACAGCAACTAACACTGCCAAAAACCACGATTGATGTTCGTGAGGCTAACTGGGTGTACATTATCAACTCTCAGGCATCTTCATACTTGCCTACAGATAACACACTGTCTCCAGCGGCGTTTGACCAAAACCTTAATACCATTGCTACTTCTACAGTAAGCGAAAATTGGCTTGGATTGCAGTACGCCCAAGCGCAACCAGTGTTTTACGTTGGTTTTAATGGGTACAATGCAACTGGCGGAACCACAACATACAACTTTGCGTACGAGGTAAGCGACGACGGTGTTACATGGACTACCGTACAGCAGCTACCGACTACTACGCTATCAGATCGTCAGTGGGCGTATTTTAACATCGCCATAACACCAAATCACCTTTATTATAGACTAAGAGAAACCGTAGCGACCACATTTACTGTTCGCGAGATTGTGTTCTCTACCAGTCAACAGGTTATTCCATTGGCTCGCCTAAACCGCGACGACTACTGGAATCTTCCTAACAAACAATTCCCTTCTGTTCGTTCATTGCAGTATTGGTACGACCGCACCATTGAGCCATCAATGTACTTGTGGCCGGTCCCAAACAATGACTTCCAAATGTTCCAGCTTCTTGTTGAAAAACAAATGGAAGACGTTGGTTCATTGACAAACCAGATTTATGTTCCAGACCGCTGGATTACTTCAGTACAAGCTAGTTTGTCACACAAGCTATCCTTGCAACTCCCTGGAGTAGAGCTGACACGCATTCAGTACTTAGAGCAACAAGCAGAAAAACTGTTTATGCAAGCCTCTAATGAAGAGCGTGATAAGTCGCCCATTTATTTTCAACCTAACATAAGTTACTACACAAGATGAGCGTAATTCAAACGTACGATTCGCTGGTGTTAAACGTTCAGCAATACATGGAGCGTAACGACGCCGATTTTGTAGCTCAAATTCCTAACCTTATTGCGTTGGCTGAGTCATCTATTGCCGCTGAGTTAAAGACATACATGCAGCTTATTGTTGTAGAAACTAACCTTACTTCTAACGTAGCGGTTTTAAACAAACCAGCCCGTTGGCGTAAAACAGTTTCTATGAAGATTAGTGGCGAACCGGTGCTACTACGTAGTCAAGACTACGTGGCGCAGTATACCGCCGAATCTTCTACAGGAAAGCCGTTGTACTACGCAGACTACGACTACAACAACTGGAACTTTGCACCAATTCCAAATCAAAGCTATCCGGTTGAAATTATTTATTACGCTGAAATCCAACCACTAGATTCACAAAACCAACAAAATCTGTGGACCGCCGTGGCTCCTCAGGCAATGCTATACGGCACATTGCTACAAGCACAAGGCTACCTCAAGGCTCTTGACAAGCTACCAGTTTGGAAACAGTACTACACAGACGCAATTACCGCGCTGAAAAAAGAAGACAATTCACGCCGCGTAGATCGCAACACTTCTGTTCAGGAACCCTAATACATGTCCACACCAGTTTATACCTCACCCTTTACAGGCACTGTTGTAACGCCAACAGACGTATCTTACTCTGCGCTTGCGTTTAGTGCTAATACAGCTTTATATTGGCCTTCGGTTGTAAACCAAACTGCTGGTCAGGTTCCTGCAACTCGAATCATTGACTGCACACCGTCTACCTCTGGCTTGTCTATTGCGTTGCCACAGGGTAGCTTTGGTACCGTTGGCGCAGACATCATGTTTAACAACAAGGGGTCATATTCCTTTTTGGTAACAGATTCAACTGGCTCCAACTCCGTCACCATTGCACCGGGCATATCACAGTATTTTTACCTAACAGATAACAGCACTACATCTGGCACTTGGGGAAATTTTGTTTTTGGTGCTGGAACATCTACTGCCAACGCCGCAGCATTAATCAACAACTCACCGTCCACCCTTGGTGCCTACGGTTTGAGTACTGTAAACGGCTACTTGGCAGTTACTCAAATTATTGTTGATATTTCAATTGCTCCTAACCCAGTTATTAATAATTTAGACAGAGCAAAGACATATAATTGGTCGGCAGGCCTTGGAACCATTCCTCTACCAAATACATCTACCTTGCAAAGAGGTTGGTTTATTGCGTTTAGAAACAGCGGAACCGGCGCGTTAACTTTTACCACAACATCCCCACAAACTATTAACGGCTTGTCGTCGATTGTTACCAATCCAGGTGACTCAGGTTACATTTTTTACGATATTAACACTGGTAACTACATTACTGTTGGCTGGGTAACACCAAACAACATTGTGTTTACTTCTGCAACATACGACGTTGACGCTATTTCTGGTAGCACCTTGAACCTTGTTTCAAATGCTCCAATTATTCAAACCTATATTTCCCAGTCTGGTACACGTAACGCATCATTGGCTGTAACACTTCCCGCTATTACGCAGCTATACGTAATGGTTAATAATTGTACTAGCGCCAGTGATACAATTACATTCCAAAACCAGGGAAGTAGTCAATCCCCGTTGTCTCTTGGAATTGGTAACACTTACACGTTATTAAGCGACGGTACTTATTTATACATTTTAAATTCATCATCCTCTTCTAGCTTTAAGGCTGTTAACGGTGTAGCAACAGCGCCGTCTTATTCATTCTTAAATGACAGTAGAACTGGTATGTATTTGCCCGGTACTAACATTCTTGGACTTGCAGCAAACGGCGTGGAGGTTATTGATATTAACGCAACCACTTCATCTTCTCCAATAGTGACAATTAACGGCAGACTATACGCAACAACCTTTAGCGGCGGAACGTTCTAAATGGCGGCTGATAATCAGCAACAGGACAACTCGCAGTACACTTCAATTTACAGCCTAGCAATACCGGCTGGGATTAAGCGCGACGGCACACAGTTTCAAAACGACCAGTATACCGACGGCGTGTGGTGTCGTTTTCAGCGCGGTGACCCTAAAAAAATGGGTGGCTACCGCACATTGTTCACTAGCAACATTGGAATTTATCGTGGCTTGATTTCACAGCCATACAACGGCGTTAACTATATTTTTGCTGGTAACTACAAAGAGCTAGACGTGTTTACCTGCGGAATTACATATGGCACAGGTAGTGGTCCTTTTGCGGCAAATATTTTACCCGGTACTGTTCAATTTACGTTGGTGTCAACTACTAGCACTACTTTTGTTATCAAGGGTGATGTGAGGTCTAGTTTTCCTACAGGCACAACGGTTATATTTAATCAGACAACGCCAGTAAATTACATTACAACTGGTACACCAACATACACGTCACCTAACACAACCGTAACGGTAACGACCACCATTACTGGCAGCCCAACAAGCGTATGGTTAAACAACAGCGCGGTGTTTACACCAGATCCTGCATCGGGTCCTTATAGGATTACTTGGCAGTTTGATTCTCAGTTTAGTCCTTTAGGTGGTAACCTTTCCCTGTTTGCTCACCCAGGCTACAACTTAGTTGATATTGACAACGGTGTTCCATCACAAGTATTGGTTGGTAACATTGCCCCATCAACAGGAAATACTTGGACGTTTACTGGACTGTCAGATAGCTCTGGTGCAAACCCAACCTATCAACCTATTAGCGTTGATGGTGGTGTAACTGTATTATATCCATTTATTTTTGTGTATGGATCACACGGCTACATTGCAAACAACAACGTCAGCAGCACCTACTCACAACAAAACTTTTACGATTGGAATGGCCCCTTAGCTAACCAGGTTAACGTATCCTCATCCAAGATTGTTAAGGGCATGCCAATGCGCGGTGGTACTAACTCACCAGCTGGTTTGTTCTGGGCAACTGACTCTTTAATTCGTGTTTCATTTAACTCCTCTGCTTCTAGTACAGCAACTACTAGTCAGTTTTGGAACTATGATATTATTTCTAGCCAAATCTCTATCATGTCGTCTAACGCCGTGGTTGAAATGGACGGTGTGTACTGGTGGATGGGTGTTGACCGTTTTTATGCTTATAACGGTAGTGTTACAGTAGTGCCAAATGACAAAAACATAAACTACTTATTTGACAACATTAACTATTCACAGCGCCAAAAAGTATGGGCCACTAAGGTGCCACGCTACAACGAGATTTGGTTCTTTTATCCACGTGGTACTGCTACTGAGTGTACTGATGCTATTATTTATAATACAAAAGATAAGCTATGGTATGACGCTGGGCAAGCGCAAGGAGCACAACGTTCTTGTGGATACACCACCGAGATTTTTCCAACACCTATTTGGTCGGATTGGAACTACACCCCAACATTTAGCGCACCATACACCACT